CTATGCAAACAGGCATGGATGGTGACTTTGACACTGGTAACGTGCGCTACAAAGCGCGTGAGCGTTACAGCTTTGGTGTATCAGATCCATTGGGAATCTACGGTTCTCGCGGAGCATAATAGTTCAATAGAACTTTTATCGGTAAAGGGGTGGCGAAAGTTGCCCCTTTATTTTTTTTGTTTCTATGTTAATATCTTCACATCCCTGACAGACACATGGTGTGTCTGACTAACCCAGACAGGAGATCGACATGGGTACTACTACTTTTTCTGGTCCTATACGGGCTGGCAACATCCGCAACACAACGGGCACTACTGTTGGGTCAGACATAGCAAACGTAGGTTATGTTGTAATGACTCAACAACATGTAATGGATATTTCTGGCGGCGCTGTCGCAGCAGAGGCTACAAATGTAGTAATCCCTGCCAACTCAAAAATCGTAGACATCATCATTGATTTAGAAGTGGCTGCTAATACTACGACAAATATTAGTGTTGGTGATACCGTAGGCGGTGCAGCGACTCTAGTTAATGCTGTTGCTTCTGGAACTACTGTAGGTATTAAGGCGTTAGGCGCTTCTGGCGGTGGTACACTTACATGGAAAAACACTGGTACATCTGATTTGAAATTAACTGCTACCTCAAGTGCAGGTACAAATGCGGGATCAGTTGTTATAACAGTGATGTATGCTCAAGCGTTTAATACGGCTGTTCAGCCGTAAGGAGGCCTAGATGGCTGGTCAAGAAGTACGGGCATTTAATGTCTCAACATCAGGGTTTAGTGCAGGGGTTGTTGGCCCCGCACGAAGTCGCATACAGGGCATCTTGGTGTATGCCACTAACATCACAGCCTTTACCATTAAGAATGGCTCTGCATCAGGAGCCACTCTGCTGGACTTAACTCTTCCAGCGGGATGGAACGATGTGTTTCTTCCTAATGATGGAATCCTTGCCGACAATGGTGCGTATGTTTCTGCATTATCTGGCACAGGTTCAGTGATAACTTTATTACTGGAGTAATATTGTGGCTGAGAAAAAGGCTAAATCAAAAAAAGATCCTCGCCTAGCAAGGGCGGGGGTTTCTGGATTTAACAAGCCTAAGCGCACACCAAGTCACCCAAAGAAGTCGCATGTTGTTGTGGCTAAAGAGGGAGAGAAGGTTAAGACAATTAGGTTTGGAGAGCAGGGCGCTAAGACAGCAGGGAAACCAAAAGCTGGCGAAGGCGACAAAATGAAAAAGAAACGTGCAAGCTTTAAGGCCCGTCATGGTAAGAACATCAAGAAGGGCAAGATGAGTGCTGCATACTGGGCTGATAAGGTGAAGTGGTAATGGCTATCTCGCGTTCTCAGATGGGCAGTCAACTTGTAGGGAACAGAGTTTCCACGGGTGACGATTCTAAAGACCTTGAGATTATTCGCATGGGTAAGGGCGGCAAAACAAAAAGCCGTGTCAATGAGGCTGGAAACTATACAAAGCCAACTATGCGGAAGAATTTGTTTAACAAGATCAAATCTGGCGGCAAAGGCGGCAAGCCGGGTCAGTGGTCGGCAAGAAAAGCCCAAATGCTTGCTAAGCAATATAAAGCTAAGGGTGGGGGCTATAGGGGTTAATGGCGCTCAAGAAGTCACAGAAAAGCTTAAAGTCTTGGACAAAGCAGAAGTGGCGAACAAAGTCTGGCAAGCCATCGACGCAAGGGAGCAAGGCTACAGGCGAGCGATATCTTCCTGAGAAGGCCATCAAGTCTTTGACGTCTGCGGAGTACGCCGCTACTACGAAGAAGAAACGCGAGGCCACCAAGAAGGGCAAGCAGGTTGCCAAGCAGCCTAAAAAAATTGCAAAGAAAACCAAACGGTTTAGGAGCGTAGTGACATAATGGCTGTAGTAACCCCAGACATGCCAGAGATTTTTGAGGAAGCTTTTGAAAGGGCTGGCCTTGAGATGCGTACTGGATACGACCTTAAAACCGCACGAAGAAGTCTGAACCTTTTAACATTGGAGTGGCAGAACCGTGGTCTTAATCTCTTCACTATCGAAGCGGGTACGCTCGCTGTTACAGCGGGTACGGCAACGTATACCCTTCCTACGGACACAATCGACATCATCGAACATCAAATTCGTACTGGAACGGGCACAAACCAAATCGACACGGCGCTCGAAAGGGTCAGTGTCGCAACCTACGCGCAGCAAACAAACAAAAACACGCAAGGTAGGCCGACCCAGATCTACGTCCAAAGGCTCCCGACAGAAACAAAAGTAACCCTATGGCCTGTCCCAGATAATACTACAGCCTATACAATATCATATTTTAGGTTGAAGGGTATTGATGGTTTGTCATCTGGAGTTGGGGCAGCGATATCTTCTGTACCGCCTCGATTTGTGCCCTGCTTGGTTGCAGGCATGGCATATTACATTGCGATGAAAAAGAATCCTCAGATGGCAGCTAACCTGAAACAAGAGTATGAGTTTCAGTTCCAACTTGCTGCTGGTGAGGATGAAGAAACAGCATCAATTAAGTTCGTTCCGTTCAACACATTTATGATGGGTGCCTGATGAGTTACGCTAGAGGCAAATATGCTTTTGGTTACTGCGATAGAACAGGGTTTAGATATCCTTTGGCCGATCTTGTTCCTGAGTTTAGCAATGGCGTAAAGACTGGATTTCTGGTTGGGCGTGATGTTGTTGACCCAGATCAACCACAAAACTTCTTGGGCAGAGTTAAAATAAATGACCCTCAGTCTTTGAGGAATCCAAGGCCAGACACATCCTTAGAAGAGAGTCGTGGTCTATTTGGGTTTAATCCTGTTTGGAACGACCTTCAGTTTATGCAGGCTGAAGTTGGCACTGTTACTATCAACATAACTTAGGAGTTGAAGCGATGATGAAGAAGAAGGGTTACAAGAAAGGCGGCGTAACCAAGAAGATGGCTGGCGGCGCAATGAAAACGAAAAAGCCTGTGGCAATGAAATCAGGTGGAAAGATGCCTATGGTCAAAAAGAATGGGAAGAGTGTCCCAGCATTTGCGGCTGATGGCGTGGGCAAAATGAAAAAGGGTGGCGTTGCCAAGAAGATGATGGGTGGCGCTATGAAGAAAAAGAAACCTGTAGCCATGAAAGCAGGCAGCAAGGTTACGAAGAAAGCCGCTGGTGGCAAGATGCCTATGGTTAAAAAGAATGGGAAGAGTGTCCCAGCATTTGCTGCTGACGGCGTAGGCAAGATGAAAAAAGGTGGTGTTACCAAAAAGAGAATGGGTGGCGCTATGATGAAAAAGAAAAAGGGTTACGCCAAAGGCGGTAAAACTAAGAAGTAAAGTCAACTTGGGGGGATAGATTGGCTTATTTGCAAAGTAACATACCGCACTTCAAGTGTTGGGTTCGCCGTGAGTATACTCACAACCATGAACAATACCACGGCGAGTTCTTACATGCGATGGCAATAGCGGTAACGACAATGCCAAATAGATGCTTGAGCTTTCAAGTTATCTTTACGGGATGTGAGGCAGATGAAGAAGGGGATGAGAATGTACACGGTGGCGCAATGTGGGCGAGAATGCCTATAACCGCTCTTGTAGCCGATGAGCCGCTCAATGAGTGGCCTTCTGCTATGGCTGTGCATGATGCCCAGCCTTGGGACTGTTCGTCCTACAATCACGCTGTGTATGTCTTAGACAGGGCAACACCGTGCCCTTGGCTGGCAAAGATAGATGGTAATATGTACCCTGCAAAGTATATGTTCACTGTTGATTACTCTGAGAGCGAGATAGCAGATGATCCAGCGCAGCATAAGCAAAGTCATGTCATGCAGCTTCTAGATGCTGGGGAATGGACTGGTAATGTGGTGGCGCTGCCTAACAATCGTGTAAGGGTTACTCACCCTGCATGGTTCGAGACTGGCACTGGTGCCCCAGACTTCAAGCCATCTCAACATATACACTATTCAAAATCTGATTTAGACTATACTATGGATGTCAACAAAATATTCGATAACCTGTACCAAGAGGAATAAGTTCAAATGAACTATTCAGAACTGACGCAAGCGATCAAAGACTATACGGAAAACACAGAGAGTACCTTTGTGACCAATATCCCTAACTTTGTGCGTCAGGCTGAAGAGCGGATTTTTAGAGATATCACCATTCCAGAGCTACGCAGGAACGTCACAGGCAATGTAAATGCTGGCAATAAGTATGTTGCGAGACCTGATGACTTTCTAGCCACGTTCTCTTTGGCTATTATAAATGGTACAACGTACACCTATCTTTTAGACAAAGAGGTGAACTTTGTGCGGGAAGCCTACCCTGATACCACGGTGCAGGGATTGCCACAGTATTACGCAATATTTGATGGGGATACCGCTACAGGTAATGGCAACTTCTTGCTTGGCCCTACGCCTGATGCAGCATACGACTTGGAGTTGCATTACTATTATGATCCACCCTCTATTGTTACCTCTAATACATCTTGGCTTGGCGACAATGCGGAAGCGACATTGCTTTACGGATCTCTTATAGAGGCGTATACGTTCATGAAGGGCGAAGGCGATATGGTTCAGTTGTATAACGAAAGATATTCATCAGCCCTTATTAATATGGCTTCTTTGGGTGCCAAGTTGAGAACTGATACATACAGGCAACCCGCCGCGTAGGAGATAGGGTATGGCAATAATTCAAACAACATGTACGTCTTTTAAGCTTCAGCTTTTAAAAGCAGAGCATGATTTTGACGTACATACTTTTAAGATAGCCCTGTATTCCAGTTCAGCATCCTTGGGTGCGGATACCACAGTTTACGCCACGGCAAACGAAATAACCAATACTAGCGGAACTGCTTATAGTGCGGGGGGGAAGCAGCTAACCATTACATCTACATTTCCAAAGACCTCTGGCACGACTGCTATTGTGGACTTTGACAATATTTCATGGACTGACGCAAGCTTTACAGCAAGGGGGGCGCTGATCTATAACGCAAGTGCTTCCAATAAAGCCGTTGCTGTGTTAGACTTTGGAAGCGACAGGGTTGCTAGTGATAGTACCTTTGAAATACAATTCCCCGTAGCGGATGCCACATCTGCTATAATTCGCATAGCATGATAGGAGTTATCTAAATGGCGAGCTTTAACAAAGTAAACGATTTTGTGGTAAACGCAGTCCACAATATGGATCTAGCAAGCGATCAGCTTGCTGTGGCCTTAACAAATACTGCGCCGGGAAGTGAATCAAGCAACCCAACCGCAGATGGTAATGGTATTGTTGGTAATCTTACCCAGATCAGCTACAGCAATGTATCTTCCCGCAATCTTACGACAAGCTCATCATCACAGTCTGGTGGTGTATATAAGTTGGTTGTTGCAGATCTTACGCTCACTGCCTCTGGTACGGTTGGTCCATTCCGTTACATTTATATTTTTGATGATACGGTTAGCTCTCCAGCAGATCCAATCATTGGGTACTATGACTATGGCACTTCATTGACGCTGAACAACGGTGATACCTTCACCTTAGACTTCAGCCCAAGCAATGGTGTCATTCAACTAACATAAGGCAGTATCATGGCGAAGCTCTTTAACAGGGCCAAGATGACAACCAGTACCACGGGTACTGGCACAATCACACTTGGCAGTGCGTCTACGGGGTTTCAGAGTTTCGCAGATGCTGGGGTTAGTAACGGTGACGTAGTACAGTACGTCATCGAAGAAACAACTAACTTTGAAATAGGAACTGGCACATACACGGCCTCTGGCACAACCCTTACAAGGAACGTGCAAGAGAGTTCAAACTCTGATAATGCCATCAGCCTCGCGGGGAATGCTGTTGTCTTTATCAGTGCGGTAGCCAGTGACTTAAATATCTTGCAGAACGCAGGTTCTACCAAGGTTGCGGCTACATCTTCTGGCGCTACAGTTACGGGTAACTTGGCTGTAACGGGCACCGTAGATGGACGCGATATCGCAACTGACGGTACGAAGCTAGATACCGTAGAAACAAATGCTGACGTAACAGATAGCGGAAATGTGGGATCTTCTCTTACAGCTTTCGCTACGGGTACAGACGCAGGTTCTTCCGACCTTATTCCTGTTTATGATGTAAGTGCTTCTGCTTGGGAAAAGCAGACTATCGCCAATGCAGCGTTGCAAGGTCCGACTGGACCAACTGGCCCCACGGGATCAACTGGCCCGACAGGTCCAAACGGACCGACTGGCCCCAATGGCCCTCAAGGCCAAAAAGGACAGAAGGGTGAGGTCGGTGCAACAGGTGCTAGAGGTCCAACGGGTCCAACTGGCCCACAAGGACAGAAGGGCCAGAAGGGCGAGGTTGGTGCTACAGGCGCTAGGGGGCCTACTGGCGCTACAGGACCGACAGGCCCACAAGGTCAAAAGGGTCAAAAGGGTGAAGTGGGTGCCACTGGCCCGACTGGTGCGCGTGGTCCAACTGGTCCTACTGGTCCTACTGGTGGGACTGGTCCTACTGGCCCACAAGGACAGAAAGGACAGAAGGGTCAAAAAGGCCAAACAGGTGCTACAGGGCCTACAGGAGCTACAGGTTCTCGCGGTCCAACTGGGTCGCAGGGTCCGACAGGTCCAACGGGTCCAACTGGCCCACAAGGGCAAAAGGGGCAAAAAGGTCAAACAGGTGCTACAGGGCCAACTGGCGCAAGGGGTCCAACAGGATCAACAGGTGCTAGAGGACCAACAGGACCAACAGGTGCTAGAGGGCCAACAGGACCAACAGGTCCGTCTGGGCAGTCAGGTCAACCAAGCTTGTTTGATCAGGCTAGTAACAACAGTAATTGGCCCAACAACGGATCTTGGTTACAGAAATACGCTGGGCAAAATATCTCTGGTGGGAACAATGGTGCTTTAGGTATTTGGTATACGACAGGTAATAAAGTTTCCAGATCGGGTAGATTTACCTTGAACAATAACAGTTCATTTATAGGACATACGGGAACTGCTGGCACCTATGCCACAGCGCCACTTGGTGGTGCTTATTCCAATATGGTATATGTGGAATACAATGCAGGATTATCTTCTTTGCCACAGGGATATGGAGTTTTTTATGTTGCTCCGGGTGGTAACTTTAAGCTGAACTCAAATGATACTTCATATTTCTTTGTACGGTGGGTTAGTGCATGACTTTAGTAATTGAGCAAATACACAGTGCAACAGAGGAAGAAGATGGTACTGTTCTATTCATCACTACATCAAGTGGTATTCCAGATGTTCACTCTTATATATTGGGTGATGAAAAGAATGCTGATAATGATGAAAAGCTTAGAAATTGGCTCCTTACAAATACTCCAGATCCATATGTGGAAACTAGGGATCTTGAGGAATTAGAAAGACAAAGAAGGCGCGCAGAAAGAGACAGTGTTTTTCAACATACTATAGATAATATAAATCCTTTGTGGTATGAAACTCTTTCAACACAAATGAAAAGTGACCTTGCAGCTTGGCGAGCCGCATGGCTGGATTATCCTAGCACTGGCGTAAAGCCCTCAATTCAGTCTATAGAAGAGTTCTTCAACATGTGGCATGATGAGGGCGACGATTAAGAGAAAACAATAGTAATTGGGGGATTTCACTATTGATAAATTTTTTAAAGAAAAAAGAAGAAAAGCCTTTTATAAAATTTAGATACAAAGAAGGTTGTGATTTTTTACCTAGACCTAATAGGTCTTCAAAGTTTATGCCAGAATGGATAAAAAAGCTTCCTAGAAAAACGCCTAATCAACCACATCAAGCGCCGGGAACCGTGAAAAGATGCGTTCCAGTTATAGAAGCTGTTAGCAATGGATTCATAATCCCTGCTTGGACAGACTTCTTAATCGTCGTAAAATATGGTAAAATGACAAAAACTAATGAGGATGGCAGTGAAGAGGTGGTGGATGGGCCTCATATAGGTTGGTCGTGCAGCGGTGATGTAGATATAGAGTTCATAACTAAACACGCTTGGGAGCAAGTTGGAGATGACTGCCCTGTAATGAATTACCCACTAGGAAAAAACTTAATGAAGTTTTCTAGTCCTTGGACGGTGGAAACATCTAAAGGCTGGTCCGTGCTAATTAAATCTCCACCCAATCATTTTTCTAATATACGTTTATTTGAAGGTGTTGTTGATTCAGACGCATATCATAGGCCTGTTAATTTGCCATTTTTTTGGGACGGGGTTAAAGAGGGAGAGTTTGAGTTTAAAGCAGGAACTCCGTTGGCTCATGTTGTTCCTTTTAAAAGAGAAATTCCAGATATCCAATATGATGTTTGGGATGAAGATAAATTGAAACAGCAGGGGATTTTGCACGACTCTGTTT